GGCGGGATCTCCACCGCCGGCCGCTGCAGCGGCCGCGCCGCCGCCGCCGCCGCCAGCGCCCTCGCCTTCGCGAACGGGCAAATACTTCTCAAGCAGATGTTTCATGGGTCTTGGCTCCTCGTTTGCTGCTTCCAGAGTTCTTCACCCTCGGCGATCGCTCGCAGCAACGCGTAGCCGACGGCTGTTCGTGCCTCATGCTTGGCGGCGGCCAGCGCCGCGCTTTCCTTCATCGAGCCGACATGCGGGAATGGCGCGCGCACCGTCAGGTCGGCCAGCCATTCGATGATCCGGCGCCCTTCTGCGTTGCCGTAGAAGTGGTAAAGCACCAGCTTCATATCGTCGCCAGGGTCGAAATTGTCGGCAACCTTCGCCGGGAACATCGCCTGGCTAAGGCCACTCCAATCCGGCGTTGACGAAAGCAGCTGGTCGACGGCCAACATCGGCCGCGAAAACGCAAATGGTCCACTCATGCGGCTTGTGCTTCCGGCTGGGTTGCGGCGTCGATCAGCTGCGGCGCGGCCTTGATCGCCGCCTGGGCGGCGAGCGCCGCCGTCTGGCGATCGGCGTTTTCTTTTTGCGCGGCCGCTTTTTCGTCCGGCGTGGTGACGATGTCGGCCGGCACCAGCAAGCCCTGCCGGCTGCGGTCAAGATAGCGGTCGATCGAGATTTCCTCGTTCACGCGATCTTGCCCGACCGTCTGCGCAACCAGGTTGTAATAGTTCACCGAAGCCGCCAGCTGGTCGGCCTTAAGCGCCGCCGCCATCGGTGAATTGATGTACATCGACACCAGCAGCTGGTTGAAGCTCATCAGCTGCGGCAGCAGTTGCCAATCGTTGAGGATTTCCATCGCGCGCGGCACGATCGTGCCCAGCATTTCGACGTTCAACCGGCCATAGGCGCCGATATGCACGCGCGAATTCTGCTGCGCGGTCAGCGCCATTTCCGACGCCGACGCCGGCGTGCCGCCATCGTCGAAGATCCGGGTGTCCAGCAGCGCGTCGCGGATCTGGCGCTGGCCGTCGCCGATGATCATCTTCGCCACATCGATGCGGCCGCTCGCCGTGTCGAGCCGCTGGACATCAGGACCGAGCAGGCCGCCGGTCGACTGCATCGGCCAGAACTCGCCGGGGCCGAGCCGCACGGTGTCGGGGTTGAACGTGCCGCCGGCCCTAAAGCCCCAGATGCCGAGCAGCTGGATGGCGGCCGCCTTCAGCGTCAGTTCCTGCGCTTTGTTGACGGTCTTGATGGTCGGCAGCGCGAACAGCACCGGGCCGCGCCCATAGGCCTCTCCCGGCCAGCGGTAGAAGCGCGCAACGGCGATCGGCTGGGTGCGCGTCGTCTCCTGGGCGATGAAACCGCCATCCGTCTCGAGATAAACGCAAAAGCGCCAGCGGCCATCGGGCAACCGGTAGAAATCCTGAAACAGCACGATTTCGTCGTAGGGCTTTTCCTTGGCCAGCCGTTTGAACTCGTCTGTGAAAACGCCTTTCGGCCATGCCTCAACCACCGCCTCGCGGCCGAGATTGCAGCGTTTCCATGAGGCATAGTTCACGCGCCCCCAGGCATCCTGCCCGATCGCCACTTCGTCCTGGGGAACGCAGACGAAGCGCAGCGGCTCGTTGATCGACGGGCCGCGCAACGGCAAGACCACGCCGGTGCCGACCGTCAGATCGGTGCAGCATTCGTGCATCGACGTGTCGAAATCGCCGGTTTTCATGAACGGATAAACGAAGCTGGCGACGCCCTGCAGCTTCTTGTCGAACTCGGTTTTTTCCGCCGCCGACAGATGCGAGGCGACTAGCGGGCCTGTTTCGAGATTGAACGGCGTCGAGGCCGGGAAAATCTGGCGCTGGATCTCGCCGGCGCAATGCATGGCCGAATTCGGCCCGGTCATGTCGAAAATCATCTGCGTGGGGGCTTTAGTCTTGCCCGTGCCGCCTGGCCGCCGGTTCGGCAGCACATAGTCATAGGCTTCGCTGTACAGCGAATCCCAGCCGCTTCGGTTCGTCCAAACCTGCTTGGAGCGGGCGCGCTGCTGGGCGACCGGCGTGCCGTCCACGATGTCGGCCATTAGCTCAAATCGGCCTTGGAGGCCGGGTCCGTCACGAACAGCCGGCGGCCGCGCGGGTTGCGCCTGGTCGCGCCGCTGGTGGCGTCGGCATTGCGCAGCTCGGCCAGCTGGCGGTCATTCGCCACCGCCTGCTGCGCCTTCTGCGCGGCCGCCGCTTTCTTGGCTTCCGCGCCGGGATTTAGGATCGAGCTCATGTCTAGCCTTCCTCAAAATCCACACGCCGGATTTATGCGCATGGAAGCCAACGAGCATCGCCATGCGCTGGCCGGCGTGGTTGCTGGGCCGGATGCGGGCGACGATGAGGTGAGTTTCGGCCATGGCAAAAAGCGTCAATTGCGCCATTCGGACAAGCCGGCCCATGTGCTGGCGCGCCGCCGGGGCGATCGACAGCGCCATTTCGGTGCGGCGCCAGCCATCCCGACCGAAGTAGACCACGGCCATGCAGTCGTCGCCGCGATAGATGGCGACCGTTTCGAAGTTGCGAACCTGCGAAAGAACCGTGCGCCTCACACGTGCACCTGCGCCCGCGAGGTCGAGCGCGGCAATGCGCGGCGCCGGCGAGACGATGCGCCAGTCAGCGGGTGTCGAAGACATTGAAATCTGACCGGGCGGTGACGGACTTCAGCGGCACCACATTGTTCGGCCGGCCTGCCTGGGCGCCTTCCCTGATCACCGCCGTCCGGCCGCGCCGACCATAGGCCAGATATTCCCAGGCATTGATCGAGTGGGAATATTCGTTCTTGTCAATTTCCAGCGTGCCAGTCTTGCCCTCGCTGGCCTGCTTGGTGAGGTGATACTGCGACACGAAGCCCCGGATAGATGTCTTGCATCGCGGGTCCCAGATCGACCGCGGCGTGTTGGCGTCTTCCATGCCGAAGTACCAGCGCAAAGCTTCCGTGCGCGAATGGATGTCGTTGGTTTCGGTCGGCATGATCATGACGCCGATCGCCTGGCTGACCGTCTGCATGAACGCCAGCTCGCCCTGGATGCGGTCAGCGCCTTCAAAATCGGACGGATCGCCCCAGGCACCCCCGATGCGGAAGCCACGGAAATCGTCGCTCAACAGCAGCTCGACGCAATAGGTGGCGAAGCGCGTGGCGCCCGTCACCACGTCCGGCTGCGAGACGATTTCGCGCAACGCTCGCAACCGCCCATCGGGCAGGAACTGGCCGAGCGCCAGCGCCGGCCGGCCGCCGCCGTCGAACCCTAGATAGATCGGCAGGCCCGGAATGGGAGCCAGCAACTCGTTAGAGCGATGCACCATCAGGTCGAAGGTGTCATAGATGATCGTGCCGACTTTCTTTGGCGCATACTTGCCGTGCACGTTGCGGATACTGTCGGCCGCTTTCGGCCCGCCGAAGCCGCGTTCCTCGGCCTCGTAATCCGCCCTGGTCTTGCGGTCGCGGTTCTCGGCATTGGCGGCAAGGCCGGACGGCTGGGCGAAGAAATTGTAGCCCGGCCACTTCTCCGGTTCCTCGATCTCGCGCTTGTAGGTCCAGTTGACCTCATCCGGCGGGTTGAAGTCGCCGAACACCATGCGCGGGATCTTGATCACCTTGTTGCCGGTGTCGGGGTCGACCTCATAGCCGAGCCGTTCACCCTCCCATTCCATGATCGTGTCGCGCGGCGGGAAACGGCCCGTTCGGCCGAACAGCAGGCCCGGCACGTCCTCATGCATCGTGTCGCATTCGTTCAGCCAGCCAAAGGAAATTTCGTAGCCCTTGAAGAAGCTTTCGAGATTTTCCGAGCCGATCGCGCCGAACTGCATTTCCAGCCGGACGGTCGTTTCTTTCCAGCCGTCCGGCCATTTGCGCAGCACATCCCATTCAAGGATGTGGTTTACCGGCCGGTCCTGGCCGCCGGAGTAGGCATCCTTTTCCTTCGCCGTGTATGGCCCGTATTTGGGGAAGAAGCGCAGCCAGGTCGGCAGCGCGGTCTTGGCCAGCTCGCGGTAGGTTTCGCGCACGGCCGCGCACCGGACGTTGATCTTGCCATCCTTGCAGACCGGAAACAGCGTGCCCGCCTTGTTGGCGATCTTGAACACGGCGCTGACCGTTTTGCCGCTGCCCCATGGCCCTCTGATGAAGTCGAAAGGGCCGTTGCTGTTGATGAAGGCTTCACAGACTGGACCGGCCGGCTTGAACCGCTTGATGTCGAAATCCGGCGTGTAATCCGACCCTGTACCCATGACCCTCGGCCCTCGATTTGCGCCCGGCCCGCGTGCCCGCGTCCCGATTCAGCGCGGTAAATTTATTTCCGCCGCCAGCGAGTCCATTGCGAGCCTGCGGAATAGGTCGCGTGTGTGCGACGCAACGCCCGTGGGCGGTGGGGGGCCCCTGCGATTTTCGAAATTCGGGCGCGCCGGTTCGGCCTGGTCGAGGCATGGGGGCGGGGTCGAGGCGGCACACCAGCCGGCGCCGGCCTCGCGCGCACGTGCACGAGAACTGCCCTCGCGATTCCTGTTTTCAATCGCGCAACTGATTTGCAATCAGTCGTTCAACCCGGCTTTGTCGTTGGTATTCAACGGGTTAGCGTTCTCGTGCGACTTGTCAGCTGGTTGTCGCACGGCATCGCCATTGATTTCATTGGCTTTTTCGGCCCGATCGGGCATGAGCCCAGCGCTCATGTATCCGTCGCCATCGGCCACGACTTGCAGCTGCTCGACGTTGCCGAACACCATCAGCGGCCGCTGGCCGGGCACGACCAGGTCGAGCTGCTGCGGGATCTTCGCATGGCGGTATGGCATCAGGTCGGCCGCCGCGCCGCGAATGATGCCCAGCACCGCGATCTTCTGCTTTGCGCCGGCGGCGCCTACCAGCTTGCACAGCGCGCCGAAGTCGGCCGACTGCAGCATGGACAGCGTCACCATCGGGTCGCGATGGCCGCGCGCATCGAGGTAGCGGATCATGTCGCCGTTCTTGCGGTTGGGCGATCCGAGCGGCCTCCCCCGCGCCCTCGCTGGCGCAGCGACGATTTCCGCGACCAGCGCCAGGGCGTCAACGCCCTCGCCATCTGGCAAGCCGGCCAGGAGATCGAGCGGATCGGCGCCGGGCAGCTCGGCCGGCGGCGGTGTGTGGGCGTCTGGATGCCCCTGGTCGAGCTTATCGGCCATCGAATTCGCACCATGTGCCATTTTTTATTCCGGTTCCCGTTCGAGGCGACGGGTTACCGTTCGGGAACCGGCTTTTCGATAGATAATTCAAATGGATATACCCCTGCGGTTACCGGTTACGTGGTTACCTCATACAGCGCATGCGCGCGCGCGTGCGATGCGAGGTTGCATTAGCCGGGGAACCGGTAACCGAAACAGTCATGTTGTTGATTTCCTTGGGCTTTTCTGGTTACCCATGCGGTAACCCGCTGGTAACCCGGTAACCGCTCCCGATCCCGTCAGCGGCGAAATCAGCCTCGCCCAAATCGCCTATCGTCAATTGCAAGCCATGGTTTGGCGCGGCGGAACTCGCTTGATCGCTGGTCGGGTGGGGGCAAAGCGCGTCAAATGGGGCGCGGGAAATGGTGACAAAATGGCACGATTTGACCCGGCGATTCCTTTGGTGAAACGGGCGCGGGATAGGTTCGAAAACCGCCTGAAAACGCGATTCAATTCAGCCTGTGGCGGCGGGTATAGGGAAAGCGGCGCAGCCCTGCCAGGCTGCAAGTTGTCTTGAGGTGACGCATGGCATCAGCGCCGCGCACCAGGGCACAGCAAGGCCAAGGCAGGCGCTGGGTGCGCTCATCATCCATCAGGGCAAGGGAATCGCGCTGCAAGGCGCGCTAGTCGCGCGCCGGCCTGGTCAGAGGCTGTTGATCATTTCATACTGTCTATTGAGGCCATCAAGCGCCTCATAGTCGCTGGCCGCCTCTGCCTGCCGCCAGTCGTGCCGCCAGCGCCACATCGCCATGGCGCACCATATCCGACGGTCGTGATTGCGCTCATCGTCGTTGCCGATGCGGTCGAAAAACGTTGCAGCGGTGACCAGCTGCCCCGCATCCATCACAGCCCCGCTCCAACATGCTTCTCAAACGCATCGAGGTCGATCAGCAGGCAATGCGTGGTGCTGCCGTTGATTTTGACCTTGCGCGCCGGCAGCACGATGCCCTTGGGCGCCTGTTTCAGCGCCGTGTACCAGCCGCCCTTGTGGAAATCGGTATCGGCGAAGATCCTGTGCAGCTGCGGCGCGTTGGCCGGCACCGCCAGCAGCGCGCCGGCGTTCGGCACCTTGCCGCGCTCGAAACAGCCAAGGCTGACCAGCTCCAGCCGTTCGCGCGTGCCGCGTTCGTCCCAGCCGCCTTGCGCCGGGCCGATGCGCAGCTTTTCGCACACGCCGCCGATCGTCGGCTTGACGCCGTCGCGCCAGGCGTCGATCTGGCTCTGAAACAGCGTGTCTATGCATTTGTGCCAGTGGTCGAGATTTTCGGTGCGGTCGGCCGCCGTCGCCTCGGCGATCAGCTCGCCCAGGTGCGCAGCATCCGTCATCGGCAAACCGATTTCCTCGAGCACGGTATCGCCGACCAGCAGCCGCGCTGCCGCCAGCAGCGTGCCGAATGTATCGATCGCCCGCGCGGACAGCCCGCGCTCGCCCAGGATGGTCGCAAGGTCCGGCATCAGCACATCGTTGAACTCTTTCCAGCCGTCCATGATCTGCCGCAGGATCATGCGGCCGTCCGTCTCCGGCTTCAGCACCAGGTCGCGGCCGCTCTTGCCCGGCCGGTCAAGCTGCGAAAGGTTGAGCATCGCCATGCGGGTCTTGTCCTGCGCGCCCATGGGCGGCGGGATGATGGCCGAGAAAAAGAACGAGTTGCGCGCCGTGAACGTAGTCGCCTGGTGATCCTGGCCGCCGCGGCTGATATCGCCGCCGGTATAGGCAACACGCGCCAGCTCGATGATGCTTTCCGACCTGGTCGAGCCGGGCTTGCTTTCCAGCTCATCGATCATGAACGGCAGGCTGTCGGTTTTCGATTTCTGGTAGACGCCGGCGGCCGTGGTGTTGACCGATTGCGTCACGGCGCCGGCCAGCGCCGAGCTGACAACCTCCTGCAGCCGGCTTTTTCCCACGCCGGCGCCGCCGGTGGCAAAGATGATCGGCCGCGCCCGCAAGGCGCCGCCCATCAATGCCGTGGCGATCCAGCCCAGCACCAGCACCGGGTCGAGGTATGGCCGCTGCCAGTTCCATGTGCGGAGATCTTCGAGGATGCGCCGGGCCGGGCTTTCCTCCTGGGTGACGGGCTCGGCCCATGGCTCGATCGTCGTTGCCTGCTTGGTGTACAAAAACCCGTCATGCTGGGCCGGGCGCGCCTGTTCCAGCTTCTTGCCGTCGACCAGCCACAGCCAGCCGCCCGAATGCCAGACGAAGCGGCCGTGGTTGTCCACCCAGCCGCCACGGCCCCGGTGTTGCGTGTTCGGGTCGAAGTCGGGCTTGCGCGAAGCCTCGTTGATGATCGCCATCATGCATTTGTCGCGCTCGACGCGGTTGACGATCTTTTTCGAGACCATTTTCTCCTGCTCGGCGTCCCAAACATCCTTCTTGCCCCAGCCGGGCCATGCCCACATCAGGCTGTTGAGCTTTGGCGCGAACAGGTCGGACAGCGCCGGCATGTCCCAGCGCTCGACGCGGCGCATGTGGCCGGTGGCGGAAATGCAATAGACCAGGCCGTCCGAATCGCGGCCGACGACTTTGACCGGGCAGTCCGGCGGCATCGAGTCGAACGGCGCGCCTTCCCACATGCCGGGGTTGATGCCGTCGCGCGGCAAATTCGGGTCCGGGTCGATCGCCGACAGCGCGTCGGCCTCATCCTTTGCCCGCTTGGCATCGGCAAAGGCGGCACGGATTGCCTTCGAACCGGTCTGTGTCTGCGCCTTCGCCATTGCTGCCTGTCATTCCATGCTGGGAGAAAAAGCCCGCCGGCGTCGTTGGCCGGCGGGCGTCGCGCTAGACCGACCTAGCGCGGCGTTTTGGCCGCGTCTTGGTCGGCGACGGATATCCACACCGGCACTTGCCAGCCGACCACTTTCAGTAGGATGAAGCCCCCGTCCGAGAGGGTCTTGATCTCTTCCGGGCTGGGCTTCCAAGCGCTCACGCATTCCGGATTGCCGTAAGTATCCTTTTGAAGCCGGATCGGCAGCGTGCCGCATGGCCCATTGGACGGCGTCCAGTTAGCCGGAGCGCCGGGATTGTGGGTTGCCCCTTCGATAGTAGCCACTTCCATTAGATTTCTCTCCTTGGGTTTAGAGCCGGATAGACAGTCAGCGAGGGGAAAAGCCGGTCGGCGCGAAAACCGGATCGGACGGTTGCATGGCGCCCTCGCCGGGCCAGCGGCCGGACGGTTCCGGCTTGGCCTGGGCGGCGGCTTCCTCGGCCGCGCGCTCGGCTTCGAACTTGATCGCCGCACTGGCCGCCGCATGGAACAGCCCCAGCACGAAGCGGTCGGCCGTGTTGGGTTCGGTGCGCGGATAGCGTTTCTGCAGGCCAAGGTGGATGAACATGGCTTCCACCGGCGCGTCGGGATTGCCGCGCACGAAATCGGCCATGATGGCGGCTTCTTCACGATCGAACAGGCCCGGCTTGCCTACCGCGCCATCGGCGAAGAACCGGGCGGCGCCGGCGACGCCGCGCGCCAGCTCGGCGATGTCGAGCGGCGATTTGAAGGTCAGACCGTCGCGTTCATCGTCCGGCAGCAAGCTGTAGCCGTCCTCGAATGGCTCGGTCGGCGACCATGACGCAAAGCCGTCCTCGTATTGGACGAAATAGCCTGTGTCGTTGTCGCTCCCATGGAAACGCTCATACCAGCCCGGAGGCGCATCGAATGGCGCATGGCTCTTGTCTTCCGGCGTCAGCGTAACCTGCCCGGTGTCAAGATTGCGCGTGATGTCGGTCAGTTTGAGCGCTCGCACCTGCTTGTGGCACCGATACTGTGGCGCCAGCTTGCTATCGCTCAATACTCGTGTTTCGCCTGCCTGATTGTCATCGGCCGGTGCCACCGCACCTGGCTGTTGCGATACCGCCGCACCTGCGACAGCAGCATGCTGGTCGGCAGCAGGTTGCGCGGCGCCGCCGGCATCGCCCGCTTTGGCCACATCAGTTGTTCCAGCGTCGGCCGGCGTTTTGGCCTTGGCGGCGATCGGCGCTTTGACATTCTTGCTTCCTCTGTTGCGTCCCATAATCCTAAACCTCCACTTTCACGCGGTCGGCCTGGACGGCCAGCGACACCACGTCCCAATCTTCGGCCAGCATGTCGGTCTGCGAGGCCAGCCACGGCACCACCTTGCCTTCGGCGTCTTTCATGTCGATGTGCGGCCGATAGGTGATTTCGGAGCCCATGCCGACGATCGACGCCAGCGGCTCTCGGTTGACGGTGAAGTTGGAGCCGGCGACGAGGAACAGGAACATGCCCTTGCCATTCCAGCCGGATCGGCTCACGCGCTTGCCTTCCTTGAGCGCGTCCAAGGCTTTTCCGAAATCCATCATTCTTCTCCTTGCGCCAGATCGTTGAAATCATCGCCGACATGGCTGGCTTCCACGACGACTGTCTTGCCGTGGCGTTCGAGCCCGGCGAGTGCTTGATCGAACTGCTTTTGCGCCTGGGCGTTGCCGGCGTTGTTGTCGCGCGCGAACAGCGCCCACTCGATGCAGGCGAGGTCGATCGGCGCCGAGCCGACGCCGGCGAGCGAGCCGCCGGCCCACACGCGCGCTTCCGGCACCGGCTGCGAAAAGCTGGCCGCCGTCTCGATGCCCTCGCCGACCACGACCGGATCGGGCACCAGGCCGTCGCGATCGGCCATCCAGAACGGCACGGCGTTCGGCCCCATGGAAATTTCGATGACGGCGCCCAGCGCCTCGCCCCACATCAGCTTCGCCGGCGTCACCGGCGCTTTCTTCGGCTTGACCGGGTCGAAAAAGGTGATGTGGCAGGCGGTCACGATGCCCATGCGGTTGCGCATCGCCGAATGCATGGCCGGAAACAGCGGCCCGCGCTCGGCCTTCCAGCGCCGGCCGTCCGAATTCTCGTAGCGCGCGCCCTTCCACCATTCCGTCGCCGGCGAGAACCGGAAGGAATAGCGGTTGAGATTGGGAATAGCGTCGAGGTCGACGCCACGGCCGCGAAAGTACGCCTTGGCGTGCAGCTCGGCCGCCGTGCCCTCGCCATAGGCAAACGTGCCTTGCGGGCACCAGGCCGGGCCGGTTTCCTTGTCGCTCGGCTTGGCGAAAAACAGCTGGTCGGCGCTCTGCAGCTTGAACAGCCTGGCGCGCTCGGCCTTGTGGTCGCGCTCCTTCTGGCGCACCACTTCGGCCTTGCGCAAATTCTGCCGCTCGGCCGGCGACATCGAGCGGATGCCGAGAAAATCGCGGCCCCATGCCAGCGCGCCCTTGATGTCGGTGCGCTCGACATAGGCGACCAGTTTCAGCACGTCGCCTTTCGCGCCCGATCGCCAGCAGCTCCACGCGCCGATATCGCCATTGCGAATGCGCACTTTCAGCGCCGGCAGGCGGCCGGGCTTCTGGTCATGCTCGATCGGGTTCCACGCCACCCACAGGCCGCCTTCGGGCTTGCCATCCGGCAGCAGGCGTTCGCAGACGGCCTCGATGCGGTCGATCAAGCCGGACTTGATGATGTCGAGATCGCCGGTCATGCCGCCTGCGCTCCCCATTGCAGCGCCATTGCGTCGGCCATGCCGCCAAAGAAGCGGCTGCGCTCTTGCCCACGATCCTTGCTCGGCGACATGCGCCAGACACGGTTCCAGGCCTTCCATTCGTCGCTGCCCTTCGCCGGCTCGGCCAGACGATCGGTCTCGACCAGCGGCTGCAGCCCGCGCAGATACCAGCCGGTGCCCTTGTATTCAGGGTGACCGAACCAGAACGGCTGGACCATGTGAGGCGCTGGCAGATCGTCAGGCATGCGCGCCTTGGCAAGATCGTGCATTTCGGGGTTTTCAATCGCCACGGCGCCGATCGGCGCGTGCCAGCAGGTTTTGAACAGGTCAACGCCCTGCTCGAATTCCTCGATCATGCTTTCCCATGTGCGGCCGCGCGGCAGCTTTTTCGGCGGTGTCATCTTGCCGGGCCCAGACAGCCAGCGGCGGCCGGAGCGGCACAGCCGGGTGCAAGGCGGATGCATGACGGCCAGCAAATCCCAGCCGTCATTCAGGATCTGGCGGATATCGCAGATGATGTGCCGGTTGCTGCCGTCCTGGCTGGGCAACAGATCGCACGACCAGGCGTCATGCCCGCGATCGAGGAAGGCCCTGCGAACGATGCCGGAAATCTCGCAGCCAATCAGGACGCGCAGCGATTTCACAGCAGCCGCCCCAGCTCGCGGGCGATATCGCCGAGTGACGCCGGCACCGGCCGGCCTTCAAGCGCCGCTTTCTCGGCCCGCACCTGGGCGATGGTCAGCACCGGTTCGCGGTAGACCTTCGCTTTGGCGAGATCTTCAATCGCCTTCATGACCGCATGGTCTTTCGGCAGGTCGACGCAGCCGCCAAAACGCTCCCAATCATCCTTGCGGGTCAGCGTGCGGCGCGATTTCGGGATCCACATGAAGGCCGGATCGGCCGCGCGCGGGCTGAATTTGTGCCAGACCAGCCAGCAATAGGCGGTGGCGCTCTTGCCTTCGATCACCCAGCGGCCGCGATGCATCGGCATGCGCTCGGAATATTGCGCAATCAGGTTTGGCGGCCGCCGGTCGAAAAGCTTGTCATAGCGCCCCTCGCCTTCCAGAAACGCCGTGCGCACCAGCACCGCGACACCGCGCGTCGCCAGTTCAAGCCCGTGCAGGATGAATTCCAGCCCCAGATTGAACGGCGGGTTGAAAAAGAACCAGTCGCGCGGCGCTTGGGCGTGGTCGGGATGCAGGAAATCGGTCACCCCGCCGAAGCCGTAGTCGAAAATGTCGGTCGCCGTCACCAGCGGGAAATATTCGCGCAGGACGAGCGCCATATGGCCCTGCCCGCAGCACGGATCGGCCGCCGTCAACGGCACCAGGCCGGTGCTCGCATCCGGCGTCTCGAAACGCGGCAGCACGTGCGTGCAAAAGGCGCGCGTGCCCCAGGGCGGCGTCGGGAAGAAATCCAGACTGTCAGCCGGATCATGGCGCCGCTGCATGACGGCGGTGCTGTTGGTGCGCGCGTTCATGTCTTGGCCTTTTCAGGACCGACGATGAATGCGACTTCCGGGCCGTTCTTGCCCGGCTTCATCGCCACGATAAAGCCAGGCGGCACGATGGCAGACGCAACAATTCGCACGCCGTAAAGGTGTTCCGTACCTCCTGTGAACGGCGAACGCTGATGGCAGAATGCGTCATCCCGTAGCCTGCGAGCATCCGCCAGCATGGTGTCGCAGCAGCGCAGCTCGTTAACGCCGGCCAACGGGTTCGGCGGCAGGTCGAGCAGCGGCCGGACAGAGGCAAGCAGCGCTTCGAGGGTCAGCGCGTCGCCCATCACACCATCCCCAGCGCGGCTTTGTAGAGGTCGAGGATGCTTTCTTCCTCCTGCCGGGCGGCAGGGTCCATGCGGCGCAGCCGGATCAGCGACTTGATCGCCTTGGTGTCGAAACCGGTGCCCTTCGCCTCGGCGAAGATTTCCTTCTTGTCGTCGCCGATCGCCTTGGCTTCCTCATTCAGCCGCTCGATGCGCTCGACAATGGCGCGCAGCTGGCCGGCCGCAACCGTCTGGCTGGTTTCCGTGACGTCTTCCTTGCTGCGCTTGTTCACGGCGTCACCGCCTTGGCGGCGGCGCGGTCCAGCCGTTCGATTTCTGCGATGATCAGCGCGCCAGCTCTGACGAGGTCGCGCCGGCGGTCTTTTGGCTTCCACCAATTCCTGTGCCAAGGCCAGACGCCAGGCGGGAAATCGCGCTTGGAATGATCGGCCCGCGTGGCATCCTTGATGATCGCTTCGCCAAGATAGGCGGCGGCGGCCTTGCCCAATTCGAAATTGAGGTAACGGTCATCGTGCGCAGGATCGAAATTTTCTTCGTTCCACTGCCGATCGCGCTCGTTCATCACGTCGAGCAGCGCCTTGCTCATGTCCTTCGGATCGAGCCAGCCGGCCTCAATCGCGGCGTCGAATGGACTGTCGTCGGGTTCGCCCCATGCTTCATAGCTCACGAAAACACCTCCTCGATGTGGCTCAAAAGCCTGTCCAGCTGCTTGTCGTGGTCGCGCTGGTCTTCCAGCGCCTTGATCGCTTCACTCACCGCCGCGCGCGTCACGCCGGCGGCGCGGCCGACATCGGCTTGCGCGAAGCCCAGCATGCGGGTGGCGATCCAGAACGCGACCTGCCGGACTTCCGCCGCCGCCTGCCACACCGGGTCGCTTGTCGCCTTGCGCGAAGGATCGCTGGCCAGCACCGCCTTCGGGTTCTGTTTCAGCTCGGCGGCGGCGTAGATCAGGCACACCTTGAAGGCCCCGTGCGTCGTCGCCGGCCCATGCTCGCCGGCAAACTGCATTTTCGAGCGGCCCAGCGCCGCGTTGAGCTTCGCCAGCGTGTCGGGGCGCGTTTCCTTGGTGCCCTTCAGCCCTTCGAAAAAGGCGCGTGTCGACACCCCGGCCTGCAAGCACAGCCTAGCGATCGGGATCTTCTTCACTGCCCGCTTCCGGTTGATCGTCCAGATGTCCAGCGTCTCCGCCATCAAAGTCCTCGTATTGGCGTTGCAGAGCCCCAGCCGCGAGCGAGACGCGGAACAACACGGCGACCGAGGCGGAAAGAATGCGGGCAAGCCCCGGCGTGGTTTTCGCCCGCTGGTCGCCCGAAAGGATCAGCTCGGCCAAATGCGCGGCCTCGCCCAGGTTGAATTCAAGTTCGGTGTCGGCAAGCTTGTCGCCGTCACGCATCGAGCAGACGCCGATCGTGACGTTGTCATCCAGCAGGCCGACCACCCGGCGCGCCGAAACCCCGGCGGCGCCGAGGTCGCGCACGTCGACCATGACGGCCATGGCGCGCATCAGCCTTCCCCTGTGGTTTCGGCAAGCTTGCGCATGCGTTCGGCCACCAGGGCATCGAGCGCGAACTTCAGTTTCTTGAGGGTGTTTTCGGTCGCGCCCTGCGCGCCCGGCCTGTTTTTCAGCTTCGAATAGGTCTGGTGATGGACGCCGGCGCGCTCGCACAGTTCCTTCTGCTCGATACGGGCAGTCTCACGCCGAATTTCGATGTCGGAAAAATCAAGCACCGCGAATCACCTTGCCGCTCATTCGCTCACTGTGATAAGCGAGTTTGCTGATTAGGCAAGTGTGGTGTGTGTGCGCGTTTCAGTGAGTCCACAAACTATTGTGCGTGCCATGGTGGAGCCGCACGATACGAAAGAATGGATCCGGGCGGTTGCCCGGTACATGAACCTTTCGCTGTCGGACCTTGCCTTGAACGCCGGCCTCGCCGCGTCCACCGTCACCCGCTACATCAACGACAAGTCGGGCAAGCTGTCGGTCACCGAACGAACCATAGAGGCGATAGCCGTTTACTCCGGCATCCCCAAAAACGTGCTGCCGGGCCAGCGACGGCTACCGGGCTTCGGTGAAAGCGAGACGGTTAAATATGACGCGCGCCAGGACGGCGCCCTGCCGGATTGGGTCAACACGGCGATCGCCGCCCACAAAGGCAATCGCAACGGCGTCGAGCCGTGGCTGATGAAGGGCTGGGCCCTTGACCAGCTTGGCATCTTGCCCGGCGATATCCTGATGATCGACCAGAACCGCCGCCCGAAGGCCGGCGACATCGTCGTGGCGCAGCTGACCGATCCGGTCACCCAGCGCACCGAAAGCGTGATGCGGCGGTTCGATCCGCCGTTCATCACCACCCATTCTTCCAAGATGGGACCAGGCCGGCCGGAAACGGTCGATGATGACCGCGTCGTCATCATGGGCGTCGAGTGCGGCGTTATCCGTCCGCGCCAATAATCAGCACCTGACAAAGCGCGCGCGCTGTTTTCCGGGTTAGCACCTGACAAAGCGCGCGCGCTTTCTCGAATCTCACACCTGACAAAGCGCGCGCGCTTCTCCGAACACCACACCTGACAAAGCGCGCGCGCCGATGCGGCTTGCGCGGCAGCATCTTTGCGCGCCCAGGCAACGCCGAAAATCAGCGTCACAAAGCTTCAATCAGCGCGCTACTTGCGTAATAAGCAAACTCGCTTATTGTAATCCGCGACTCACACGCGGACCTTTCCCGATGCTCACCGACGAAACCGCACCAATCGAAGAGGTCGCCCAGGCGATCGGGCGGCCGGCGGCGTGGCTGAAGCGAAACTGGCTGAAGCTTCACCAGCGCGAAGGCTTCCCGCGAAAAATCCCCACCGGCGATGTGTGGCCGCGTCGGGCTGTCGAAGTGTGGCTGCGTTCGGCCGGGCAGCTGCCCGCGCTTCTGCCCGCCAACCAGAACGAAGGGCAGGTCGACGCCATCAGCGCCGCCGCCAAGGCCCTTCTTGAACGCTACGGAGCAACACCATGACCCTCGCTGAAATCGCGTCGGCCTCGCAGGTCGACCCGCGCGACATCACCGATCGCCAGCTAGCCGCTTTGTTCGTCGTGCGCGACTATCGCCTGATCCGCTGCAAGAACGGCTGGCGCGCCGGCGGCTCGCCGCGCGTCACCCTCGACATGATGTCGACGCTGGCCGCCATGGGCCTGGTCAACCACCGCATCTATGGCGGCAAGACCCGCCCCGAAATCACCGGCGTCGGCCGCAACACGCTGACGGTCGCCGAACAGCGCCGGAGGAAGGCCGCATGACGTTCCTGCTCATGCTCGGCGCCGGCGGCTCGATCGCCTTCCTGCTTGGCTGCGCCGTCTCGCTGGCCTACTGGCGGCCACAGCCGGTGCGCTGCGGCTTCGAGGTTCGCTATGAGCATCTTCCCCAAAGGAGGCACCATGACCGCTGAAACCTTCGCCCTCGCCATCGGCCTGCTCGCCGGCGCCGCGATCGGCTCCATCGTCACCGGCCTTGGCGTCATGCGCTGACCAGCCTGATACAGGGCCGGCCCGGCGAATGAATTGACCAGCCGTTTGCCGCCCCCGCGTTGGCGGCTGGTCAGCCCGGCAGAATGAGACAGTCCCCCCTCTCATTCTGCCGGGCAACTTTCTGGTCGATCGCGCTTTGACCTCGCGCCTTCGCCCACCCGACAGGATGAGCCGTTCCCCAACGCTCGCGTACCTGCCGGGCACTTCATCGCCGCGTTCCGTTTCTGGCGTAGGCGCAGCTGGCCGGGGTTGCCGCGAATGGCACCCCGGCCTTTTTCTTTACGAAGGAGCCAACATGGACTTGACCAACAAGCAGAGCCTGGCAATGGCGGCGGCCGCCCAAGCGGCAGAAGCGATAGCGGAGCTGCTACGCTATGCCCGTGAGGGCGAATGGATGGACTACGAATTCCACCCCGATGTCGAGCCGCTGGAGAAGCTCTGCGACGCCGCGAAGTTGGTGGCGGAAATCCTCTCTGACCAACCCGACCCGGACGGCGACCGCAATCAGGTGGCGGGTGCGTTGGAAAAATTCTTGGCGGGCTGGGCTTGAGCGCTGCCCTTTGACATTTCACCCCACGCGATTCACCCTCGCGGGCGAAACGGGAGCCACACCGATGCGCCAGTCTTCTACCCGCACAAAGCCAGCCTCAATCAAGCACGTCTCATGGCGCGACGGCCGGCCGCGCTTCCAGCCCGGCCGCCAGCTGCGCGACGCTGGCTACGCCGGCAAGGATTTGCGCCACGAGGATGGCGCCTGGTTCAGCCGCGGCGAGGCCATCGACTGGTCGGACGCGTTCTGCAAGCAGCTGGTGAAGGAGACCAAGGCGGCCGCACCGGCCAAGGCAGCGCCGACGCCGGCGCGCGGAAAGCTCTACAGCGTCGGCCAGCTTTTCGAAGATTGGTTTGCCTCGCTGAAATTCCAGATGCCGGCCGACCAGGCCGAGCGCCAGCGCCAGATCGCGGCGCGCAACATATATGCGCCGAAAACCATCAAGGACTATCGGCAGAAGGCGCGCGTGATCGAGGACTATGACCCATCGCTCTACGCCTCGCCGGTCGACGCGCTCTCGCAGCCAGTGCTGTTCGGGCTCTACGAGGCGCTTGTGGCGGCGCGCGGGATCTCCACCGCACGCGGAGCCATCGCCGTGCTGTCGATCGCGCTGGGCTGGGGCAAGCGGCGCGGCAAATTCACCTTCCGCGAAAACCTTGGCGTCAACCCGGCGCAGGATCTGCAGATGGCGACGCCGCCGCCGCGCATCCGCTTCGGCACCCGCACCGAGATTGAAACGCTGGTCGCCGTCGCTGATCACATCGGCGTGCCGGAGAGTGGCGACATGACCATGCTGGGCGTCTGGACCGGCCAGCGCCAGCGCGATCGGCTCGACCTGATCGACATCGGCCTGCAGAAAGGCCGCCGGCATTTCCGCCAGGCCAAGACCGGCGCCATCGTGTGGGTGCTGGAATCGCCGGAGCTTGAGCGCCGGCTTGCGGCATCGGTCGAGCGCCGCCGCGCCGCCAAGGCCGAAGCCCTGCTGGGCGCGGAGGCCGACGAGCGCCCGGCGATCGAGCGCCGGTTCAAGCGCGTGATCCTCAATGAGCATGTCGACAAGCGCTATGGCATCTGCCGCTGGCAACCCTTCGAAGGCCAGCACTACAGCCATGTGTTCGCCAAGGTGCGCGACATCGCCGTTGCCGGCATCCGCGCCGACAATGGCGTTGACTGGATCATCAAGCCTTGCCCGACCCTGGCCGATTTTCAGGAGCCCGATCTGCGCGACACGGCGGTGACCTGGCTGGCGCTGGCCGGCTGCACCATTCCCGAAATCTGCGCCATCACCGGCCACAGCCTGTCGAGCGCCACGCGCGTGCTGAAACATTATCTGGCCGTGCATCCGGAAATGGCCGACGCGGCAATCAAGAAGATGGTCAGCTGGTACGAGGCCGGCGGCGAAACGGAGTTCGGGATTTAGCGGCTAGCTTGATCCGTCAATCACGGCCTGCGCTTGCGCCAGCAGCGCCTTAACCTGCTCGCGTTCGGCCTCAGTGAGTTCGAACGACTTCACCAGCCTCGCCACGATCTCGGCATTCATGCTGCGCCCGTCCTCGGCAGCGGCGATCTTCAACCGCTTGAGCAGCGATGCGGGCAGGCGGGCGTGGAATGTGATCGGATCAGGCATTGCCCGTTCTTATGGCCGAGTCCTTAAGCCTCTGAAATGCATCCACACGGTGGGCTAAAAGGCCCACCGTGTGGCACCTATTGTCCCCGCTAATCACATGGCGCAACGGCGAGTCACATTTCGGTGATTGATAGAACCGGGTATGTCGTTCACCCTAAGTCAACCCGCCGTTCGAAGCGGGACGAGCACGACCAGCGGCGGGGTCTTTGCAGTTTCCCTTGGACGGGGAAGAAGCGGCGATATTTCGCAAGGTTTAAGTTCGGCAAGCAACAAAGCATTGCCCTGGCGGCCGAGGGCCGGGCAGGCAACCCACACCGCACGAGGAAAACTAAGGAAGTGTCACAGAACGAAGCCGTCCAACGGATCGATCAGCATTTGGCCGAAAGCCATGACTTGCTGGCCGCGCTGATTTTTATTTCGGAGAACGTCGAAGACCACCAGCAGGAGCTGCTGCAGCAT